GCGCCGCACTCTATGAGCACGACCAGCCTGCACCCGGCGTCACGCGCCCTGTCCAGCTCGCGCACGAAGCGGGCGTGGTCGCGCCCGACGTCCATCGCCACCTCGTCCAGTGACCTCTTGGTGTCGATGAGCACGTTGGACGCGCCGTCCGCCCGCTCGTAGTCCCCCGTGTCCAGCTTGCGCCGCTCCACCACGATGCCGTGAGCCTCGAACCACAGCCGCTTGCGCTCGTGCTTGCCGACCTTCTGGCGGCTGTCCTCGTAGATGTCTGGCATGAGCGGCCCTCCCGACTAGTCGAACGGAATCTCGCCGTCGTAGTACGGGATGGACGCCTTGGACGCGGGCGCTGCTGGCCTGCCGTCGAGCGTCTTCTTCTCGCGCGCCTTGACCTTGCCGTCACGGACGCGCTGCGCGTCCACGATCTGGCACACGTTCAGGCGCGTCTTCACCTCGCCGTTGCGCTCGTACTCCTCCTCCTGGACGTTGATGCCGACCAGACGCCCCGTGAAGATGTCCAAGCGGCCAGCGTCCCACGCGGCGAAGGGGTCGAATCCCGGGTTAGACGCCGCGATTGCTTCCAAGCGCCCCTTGAGCATGCCCAGCGCGCTGTCCTTGTAGCTCAGGAAGAAGTGGTGCGCGTACGGATGCGAGACGCCCCAATCGTCGGAGTAGTAGCCCGCGTGCTCGCCCTCGGCGATGTCGTAGACCACCTCGACGTACTCGCGCGCGGCGTTGTCGGTCATGGACACGACCTTGGCCACGTACGGGCCAGCGGGCAGCGGCATGAAGCCGCCGTCGGAGCTGGACTTGATGGTTGACCAGTTGAGTGAGCGCATTGTCAGTTCCTTTCTCTGATTGTCCTCAGCTTGTTCTCGAAGAGTCGGTCGCGCGGGTCGAAGCAGTGGCGCTCGCCCAGCTCCAACGCGCACTCGTACGCGTCGAAAGTGCGGTCGCACGCCACGTCCTCGTCCACGCCCGACTCCACCAGCTGCTTGTAGCGTGCCTCGCATGCGTCCAGCAGCGCGGCCACGGTCTCGTTGCTAGGCATCCACCACCTCGCAGTTGTCCACGCGCAAGAAGTCGAAGAGCGTCTTTTGCGATGCGATTCGCTCGGCTTCCTGCATGTTCCTCACCGCCACGTTGAAATAGGACGGCTTTAGCTCGATGCCGATGAACTTGCGGCCCTTGCTCACCGCCACGTAGCCCTCGGAGCCGATGCCGGCGAACGGTGACAGTACGGTGTCGTCTGGAGCGCTCCACATGTCGATGCCGCGCTCGATCACGTCAAGCTGCAACGGGCAGATGTGGCGCTCGTCCTCATTCTCGCGTGCGGACTGGTACTGGAGTGTCCTAGACGGGTTCACGTCCATCCAGACGGGTGATGCATAGCGCTGCCACATCGGAATCGGGAACTCCTCGTTGGTGTGCTTCACGGGCTTCTCGTTGTCCCCTGGCTTACGCATGGTCACGAGGTAGTCGGGGATGCCCTGCCTGCTCATGCATGAGTCCTTGTTCTTCTGCTTGTTGAGCAGGCCAAGCGCCTTGGTACGCTGCATCGCGGTCACGGGGTCTTTCCAGATGCACACCTCGGAGTGATATATGAACCCCGCCTTTATGAACTCGCGGATTAGGTCACCGCGAAAGTCGCGGATGCCGATGTAACCGTCGCGCTCCTTGGTCGTGGGCAGGTTCATGCAATGGAACGAAAGGAGCCGCCCGGGTGCGGTCACGCGGTACAGCTCGGGGATGAGGTAGGCGAAGTGCTCCGCGAACTCATCATCGGTCTTGCAGTTGCCCATGTCGCGGTCGCTGTTGCTGTAGGTGTACAGGCTGGCGAACGGCGGAGAGAAGATGGTATAGCCGACGGCTCCATCTGGTATCTCTCGGATGCGCTCGACGCAATCGCCCAGCAGCATGTCCCATCTCTCCCCATGCTCATCGTCGGTCACGTAGGGCATGGAGTCACGCGCGGTCATGGACTCGTCGCTGCGAATCCTCATGCTTCTCCTTGTCATTTGGTCTTTCATCTCGTCGGACGCGTCACGCTTGGATATGACGTTCGCCACGATTGCCGTCTCTTGGTCGCTCACCACCACGTCCACGCACACGGGCTGCGTCTGCCCGTAGCGCCAGCATCGGCGCACGGCCTGATAGAACTGTTCGTAGCTGTGAGACAGCCCGCAGAATGCCATCTGGTGACAGTTCTGCCAGTTCATGCCGAAGCCGGCGATGGACGGCTTGGTGACGAGCACGCGAATGGTGCCATCAGCGAATCCCAGCATGGAGCGCTCTTTGTGCTCGTCGGTGTCCGAGCCGCGCACCTCGATTGCATCGGGGATGGACTTGGCAAGATACTCGCTCTCCGCGTTCAGGTCGCACCAGATGAGCCATTGCCCGTCGTCGGAGTTGACCTTTTGCGCGATTGCGTCTGCCTTGACCTCTACCGTCGTCCTGCGCGCCTTTTGCTGGTCGGACAGCGTGACGGCTTCTACGGCGAACAGGCGCGAATCGTCCACGAGCGTGGTGGACTCTACGACCACTTGATGGATGTTCAGCTCGGGCAGGTCGAAGCCGCCTGCGTCGTATCCCAAGTCTGACGGCGAAGTGATCGTGACGGCCCATTGGCTCACCCAGTCCCAGAACACGTCCACCGCGTGGCCCTTTAGCCGCCACTTGGACGTGTTGCCGCCGTCGTGCGTGAAGAACGTGGCGAGCATCTCGGTTCTGGTCATGATGGACACGAACTCTGCGTGGTTGCCCAGCTCCATGTAGTCGTTGGGTGACGGCGTAGCCGTGCACGCCAGCTTGAATGGCACACTCTCGAACATGTCTATGATTTGATTGCGAATCTTGCCGCTGTAGCTCTTTAGGATTGAGCTCTCGTCAAGCACGACCGCATCAAACGCAACGCCCTCGAACGCGTGGAGCATCTCGTAGTTCGTGATGTTGATGCCGTTAACTAACTCAGACGCGGAGCGGCACCTGTTCACCTCGATATCGAACTTGCGCCCCTCGCGTACCGTCTGCGCTGAAACTGCGAGCGGGGCCACGATCAAAACCTTGGCCCCGCCCACGTGCTTGCAGACTTGCGACGCCCACTCAAGCTGCATCGCTGTCTTTCCCATGCCGCAATCGGCGAACACGCACGCCTTGCCCTTGCGGCATGCCCACGCGACGATATCGCGCTGGAAAGGGTACAGCTTGCCGTTGATGGCGGTCGGCTCAAAGCCGGCAGGCGGCACGATTGCGCGCTTGGCGTCCAGAAACTCGCTATACCCCTGCTTTATCTTTCTCACCCCATCCCATGAACTCCCGCAGCCCGCTGTCGATGATGGACAGGTCGTTGGGCTGCTCGCCCTGCTCGAACGCCCCGCAGGACTTCGCGGGCGGCTTGCCGTCCACCAGGAACCGGTACTCCCCGCCGCTGGACTCCGCCAGAATCACCACGTTCACCATGCCGAGCAGGTTCACCTTCTCGTTGAGCAGCTTGCCCACGGTGGCTGGCACGATGTTGCCCTGCGCGTCCACGTCGGTGTGCATGACGAGGTAGACGATCACGTCCCCCTCGAGGTCGTTCAGGAACTCCACGAAGCGGTAGACGCGCCCCGCAATCTCCTTGTAGACCTCGAACTGGTCGCGGTACTTCTCGTCTCCCCAGCTCCCGCGCATGTAGATGTCCGTGATGCAGTAGCCGAAGTCGTCCACCACCACGATGGGATAGCGCGCGGCGTACTGCGTGATGATGGACTGGAGCTGCGCGAAGTCCTTGGTGCGTGCGAACTTCTTGCCGCCCTTGAAGGGCAGCATGGTCTTCTCGCACTCCACCAGCCCGTACGTGTCGTTCGGCAGGTTGCGCAGCGAGTAGGTCTTGCCGGAGCCGCTAGGCCCCAGTATCAGGACTGGCACCGCCATCCTCTTCCTCCTTCCGCTCCATGTCGCTCAGGCGGAACTCCACCTCGCGCATCGCGCTGTTGGCGCGCCCCAGCTTGGTGTCCAGCTCGTTGAGCATCTCCAAGAGGGTGAAGTTCTCGCCGTTCAGCTCGTAGTTGTGGCCGTAGTTGTACAGCTCGTCGCGCTCCTCGCCGCTGGGGTCGAGGATGTCCATCATGGTGCCGAGCACCGACTTCGCGCTCAGCACTTCCCTGCGCGCGCCCCAGAGCACGTCCGAGCTCTTGCTCTTCTCCCAGCTCATTCGTCAGACCCCACAATCTCGCAGAAGTCGAACAGCAGGCGCTTCCCGTTCACCGCGAAGCCGCTGATGTACCCGCTGCCGTCCCCATACCTGCGGTCGCTTATGACGTGGATGTTGATGGACTCCAC